GCTACTTCCATATTGATGGTGTTCAAGCTGAGTATGGAAACACCCCTAGCGGTTTCTTGGATCCTGCTAACGCAACATATCCAGCTCTAGCAATGCCTAACCCTGGCAACCCATCTACTAATATGTGGGTAGGACAAGCACCGTCTGTATATGGAGGAAAGAGTAGCTACTTTAATAACTACTTTGTAAAGTACTCTCGTTTAAATAATACGTTGGGAAGCTTGATGCCTCTAGGAAGTAGCTGGGCAGTTAAACCTGGATACCCATCAGATCCAATTCCAGAGCTAACCACATCTTTAATTCCTTCTGCATCATTTGAAATTAACTTAGGTAGCTGGTCCGGTAACTCGGCAACCTTGGCTAGAACTGTTTCACGTGGTGCGTTGTTTGGAGACAATGTTAGCCATGGCTCTGCATACTGTACTGTTACATCTACTGCATCAGGAACCTACGGAATAACATCACCACACATTCCTGTAGTTGCTACTGAAGGCTACTATGCATCTGTAGCTATCCGTCCTACAACTGCTTCGGTTGGAACCTATACCTTGACGGTAAACTTCTACGATGCTAACGGGACTTTAATCCCAGCTACCTATGGTAATAGAAGTGTGACAACTACTATAACTCAGACCAATCGTTGGGCCTATCTAGCCAATACATTTTCTTCTGCAGATAACGTCAACGCTTCTTACGCTGTATACTCAGTAACATGCACCCCTACTACTCCAAGTAGCGGTCAAAGCTTCGGAATTGACAGGTGTGTATTCCGCCAGTAAACTGGAGGCATGACAACTGTAATAATTTCCGGTCTAGCTACTGCTTGTATATTAACCGCCGTAGAAGGCTTATTGATTAATCTAGGAAAGTGGCGGGGGCTAGTTTCCCTTTTACTTTCTATACTCTTTTGTATAAACCTCGGTACAAAGCTGAGGTACCTAACCACATACACACTCGCTGCCACTTTTGTGGGGCTTACTTTGTCATACCTTGTTGAGCAGCTATTTACTGGAGTTAACCCACGAACTGCTCGTGGTTTGCCAAACCGTATACCTAGGCGCTAAACTGGAGGTAGGAGGACAATATGATTAAACCAAGTGCAAATCCAAAGCTGTCTTTAAGAGCTAAGGCTTTGTTCAGTCACTATGCAGAAAAAGGCCGGGTACTTTCTGCTGACGAACTAAAAGCTAACAACGAGGTGATTGAAGGCCGGGATGCCATTCAAGCTGCCATCAACGAATTGAAGGATGCCAAGTACATCCGCTCTGTCCGTATGCAGAATAATGGCCAGTGGGTATCCCAACTCAAGTTCACAGAAGAGGCCCTAAAGCTGATTCCTACCGACAACGGGTTTTCAGGGCACCTATATATTGATAGCTATATCACTACTAATGATTTAACTACTAGTACTACTATAGATAAAGATACTAACGTATCTTTATCTATACCCGAGCAAGCTCGGGAAGGAGAAGAAATGCCTTGGAATCTTGATGGAGAAGAAGAACCCAAAGAAAGCGTAAAGGCAAAAGTTGCCAAGGAGGCAGAAGCGGCTCCAGGAGCAGTAGGTCAGATTGATGATCGCCAGACCCGACTAAACGCTAAGTACAAACTTACAAAGGTTGAGAAAGCCGCACGTAACCGCCTTAACTATCCAGAAGAAGATTGGACCACTGGAGATTTGATTGCAGAGTTCTACGATCTCTGTCGTCAGAAAGTTCCAGGGGTGCCGAGCCAAGTTAACAATGTTCGCTTAGCTGGTTGGATTAACAAGAGCGTTGCAGAAGGAACTAGCCGTGTAGCAATTCTAAAAGCAATACGAATGTTCTTTGGAGATGCTCGTCTACTCAGAGATGCCGGTGTGGGTAAACCACTCTACCAACGCTTCTTTGCTTTCTACCCAACAGTGCATGGTGTAGTTACTAAGAAGGCAGTTGATTACGAAACACCAGAAGCACTAGCACAACAAGAAAAGTTACTCAGACTACTCGGGGGAGAATAATTGATTAAGCTAGAAACTCTGGCACCAAGTATCCGCCACCAAATCCTTGCCTCAGGAGTACCATTCAGGTCAATGGGTATGGAGTTCTCAGACCTAGAAGATACTCCCGCAAAAGAGAGTGTCATGAGGTGGGTCAGTACAGTCCAGGCTGGAGGGGTCGTTAAAAGCCCTGGAAGCCCCCTAGCAGGCCTTGGACTCCTCATCCTAGGGTCTCCAGGTCACGGCAAGACCACAATGGCCTCTGTGGCCCTTCAGGAGCTTATTAGGACCATGCCGGGAGATGTACGTTCTCCGCTAGGAGGATTTATAGATTACCCGGGACTGCTGACCATGAAGAAGTCTACCTTCGATGACAAGACCAATGACGAGGTTAGGGCAAAACTTGACAGGATCTACGGTCATGCGGGTACACTGAATTTAGGAGTACTAGTCCTAGATGATGTGGGCAAGGAATATCGTGGGGCCACTAAGTGGTCAGACAATGTTCTAGATGAACTACTTCGTTCAAGATTCAATAGAGGGTTACCAACAATCGTTACCTCAAACACACCGATTGAGGAGTGGAACGTATACGGAGCTCCGATGGAAAGCTTCATCAACGAAGCTTTTGGATTGGTTATAGTCAAAGCACCTAGGGGGGATCGTAGAAAGAATGGATAAAACGATGAGCGAATGGCAAGCCACACAGATCTTCCTTTCAGATACTGGTGTGCACGAAGTGCAGATCAATCTTGATAGCGCAAGACTTCGTTGTGACTGCCCAGGTTTTTCTTCTAGGAGTTATTGCAAGCACACTAAGTTTGTTCAAAAGCGTATGCTTGAGAACGAAGGTGTCTATCCGGTTGAGGTTTCTCGAGCCGCTTCTCCAGAAGAAGGTAACATGGCTCGTAATGATCCTGAATCTTTCAGAAAGTTTCTATTCAAGTATGGCAGGGTAGAGGTAATCTAAAAAATGAAGGGGGGCGATATCTCTAACGAAGTTCCCATGAGAGTCTTAGTTACTCTTGACTGCATTATAGATCGACGTCCATCCCTTAAAAAGGTTTTTGGAATAACGATACCCGAAGAAGAAGTAACTTACAACAGGCTAGCTCTAGCTACCTTTTGGAGATTCAAGGATACTTTTGAATACTCTCTAGAGCTAGTAGGTTTTGAACATACACAGCAGGAGATGGACGAGGTACTTGAGGACCTAGATAACCTAGGAACTAATCCGTTTAATTATGCCAAGGCATATAACGTCGTGGCAGACCTTGTGGCTGAACTACCTTATCGGCCAGAAGTAAGGCATGTAATTGATATACCCGAACGTGGTTTGCGTTATGGGCACTGGTATATGGATTTGGGGCAAGCAAATGGCGGCAGATAATGAAGAGAGGCTGATCTCTAAAGTAATCTATGCTAGAGAGATCATTCCAGCTATGGAAGCTGGTATAGAAGATGATTGGTTCTTTGTTGCAGAGAACCGAGCTGTGTGGAAGTTTATCCGCCAGCATTGGACTAGGTATGAAGAAGTACCCACTGCAGTAACCGTTAAAGATAACTTCCCAACGTATCGTCTACTTGCCGTAGAGGATTCGCTTGAGTATTTGGTAGACCAACTGATTGAATATAGAAAACGTCATAAGGCTATTGAGGTAGTTCAGAACGCTGCAGACGCCATTGCTGCCGGCGATCATAATAAAGCTATCGCTGAGATGAGCCAGGGCGTTGCTACCATCTTTGATGAAACAGTTACTCAAAGTTCCGATGTTGATCTTACTGATAACCCAGAGAAGCGCTTTGATGAGTATCTATCTATCAAGACTCGTGATGGTGGGTTACTTGGATACCGTACAGGATTTAGAACTATTGATGAGGCTACCGCCGGTTTACAACCCGGTCAGCTAATTACTATCATCGCACCACCTAAGACAGGTAAATCAGTTTTGGCTATGCAGATTGCTGTTAACGTTCATGAGGACGGTCACGTTCCAATGTTCCAGTCATTTGAGATGACCAACATTGAGCAGCAACATCGTCATGATGCTATGCGTGCCAATATCGCACACTCACGTTTAACTCGTGGAAAGCTTACGCTAGATGAGGAGCGCCGATACAAGGATGCCCTACAGCGTATGGAGTCCATGCAAAAGTTCTACCTAACAGACTCCTCTTCAGCTATGACTGTGTCTGGCCTACAGGCAAAGATTGAAAAGATTCGTCCAGACATTGTTTTTGTGGATGGTGTCTATCTTATGGTAGATGAGGCCAGTGGCGAATCAAATACGCCTCAGGCCCTTACCAGCATCACTCGTAACCTAAAGCGTTTGGCACAACGACAAGAGATTCCAATCGTTATCTCTACCCAGGTACTTCTTTGGAAGATGAAGAGGCGCCAAGTAAGTGCCGACTCTATCGGTTACTCATCCTCATTCTTCCAGGACTCAGATGTTATCTTGGGTCTACAAAAGCAAGACGAGGAAGATGATTCATCTAGAGAACTTCGTATTGTAGCTAGCCGTAACTCTGGCCCAGCTACTAGCGATCTACTTTGGGATTGGGAGGGTGGGCGGTTTGAAGAGTACGGATCTTTTGGTCAGCAAATCTAGTCCCTTCGATGGAACACAGCTTTGCATAGAGGAAGATATAAATCTTTTCTTTCCAACGTTGTACACGGATATAGATACAGTTAATAAGGCAAAAGCAGTCTGTGACGATTGTTGGATCAAGGATAGATGTTTAGAGTACGCAATGCAGTCTCCAACGCTTGAGGGCATTTGGGGAGGCACCACCCCACGAGACAGGAAGCGGTTAAGAAAATTAAAGACATCAACGATGTAAAGCCAGATTACACACAGGCTATGGATATCCGTGGCGATATTCCTACAATGGTTTGCCCATGTGGATGCTATGTGTGGAATCTAAAAGTAAGTTGGGATGAAGAAGGCGCCATTGCGGCCTACTTTGAAACTATGGAGTGCATTGAGTGCGGAACTTTAGCTACTGCCCCAATGCCCGGAGTAAATATAGGATTGGAGGGATTATGACATATGTAATCTTTGGCGGCATTTGCTTCCTTATTGGAATCTATACTGCCTTTGCAGTTTGGCTCATAGAGTTCTCACCTTTCGCACAAAAGCAAGATGCTAAAGAGCATGGAGTAAAAGTTCGTTGCATTCATTGTGGCAGGATGTATCGAACAGGTTATAACAATGTAAGAACTGCTAACTACTGTAACGAATGTAGGTAATGATGTATCGTGAGGGCGATGTAGAGACGGCTCTGCTCCGCATGGGTATAGAAGTATCCCAGCGGGGCGATGAGCTTATTGGCCTATGTCCTATGCACCTTGAAAGAACAGGGCGTCAAGACTCAAACCCATCCTGGTCTATTAACACGGAGACCGGAGTTCATCACTGTTTCTCTTGTGGGTATAAGGGAACTCTCTTTACTCTAGTTGCAGAGATTAATGAGTTTGAAACTCAGTGGGGCCGTCTAGACTTTGATGCGGCTAGGGACTGGCTTCGTCAGAATATCGAGGTCAACTTTGAGCTTTTGGTAAAGCAATTGGAGGAAGCTAAAAACTCCTATGTGCCAATCCCACGAGTTTTAGAGATGTCTGAGGCTCGTCTGGCTCTCTACACATCGCCCCCAG